ATAATAATTACGGTATTGCAGCGCCAACCCCAACAGGTTTTATTCTTGATCCAGGAAGTAGTGCACTTTTAGCATCAGGAAACTACATATACATGGCAATACGCAGAGGCCCACTAGCTGCACCTACAGATGCGACTAAGGTTTTTGCTATTGATACAGGCAATGGTAATGGTTCATCCTCTAGCCCAGAGTTTGTATCGGGGTTTCCTGTAGATCTGGCTTTACTTAGACCGCTAACATCAGCAAACAATAATTTATATTCAAGACTTACTGCAAATAAATATTTGTCAACTAACTCAACCGCATCCGAAACAACTGATGCTACAGATTATAGATTTGATTCAAATACAGGTTGGTTTTTTGGTTCTACGACTTATACATCATGGATGTGGAAACGTGCACCCTCGTATTTCGATGTGGTTACTTACACAGGCACAGGAAGCGCAAGAACCGTTCCGCATGGACTCACAATTCCGCCGGAAATGATGTGGATTAAGTGCCGCAGCAATACTGACAATTGGGCTGTTTTTCATAAAGATCTTGGTGCAACTAAAGTTATATTTTTAAATAATGATATTGCAGCATCAACACTTTCAACAAGATTTAATGACACAGCCCCTACTTCTAGTGTGTTTACTGTAGGCACTGATGCAGAAGTAAATGGTAGTGGTAGAACCTACATAGCCTACCTTTTCGCTACCGTAGCAGGTGTATCTAAGGTGGGAAGTTTTGTTGCGGATGGAAACGCTCAAGACATTGACTGTGGGTTTAGTTCAGGAGCTAGGTTTGTTTTAATTAAAAAATCTTCTGGTACATTTGATTGGCGTGTATGGGACAGTGTTAGAGGCATTGTTGCAGGGGATGATCCTTATTTATTTTTAAATTCTAATGCTGCACAAGCAACTAATGGAAGTTGGATAAACCCGCTTTCTAGTGGATTTTCAATAACAAACTTTTTTAGTAATGGTACATACATCTTCTACGCAATCGCATAAGAAAGGAGTTTAGTCATGGGACTAATAAGAATACGAGAAACAGAAGAGGTGATGACGGAAACAACTTTCCGAATCATGCACAAGAAAACTCGACCTGTTTTAGAACCAACGCTCACAGCGGAGCGTTTAGACGGTCTTGGTGCAGATCCTGTTATGGAGAGTGCTCAAGCCGACACAACGCCGCCTTACGAGTATAGTTTTCGTTCTGGTGTAGAGCAAGATTCTGATGGCAACTGGATGACGGTCAATTCTGTTGGGCCAGTGTTTACCGAATTTACAGACGATGAGGGCAACGTACAATCGGTTGACGCACAAACCACAGCATACCGCGCAAATGTAGATGCAACAGCCGCCGAAGGTGCAAGGTCTACTCGAACAACCCTGTTGGCAGAATCTGATTGGACTCAAATGGCTGATACCGCTTTGACTACAGAAAAGAAAGCTGAGTGGGTTACATATCGTCAAGCACTCAGGGATTTGCCAACTGCATCAGGATGGCCTCATACTCACACCATGCCAACGAAGCCTTCATAATGCCTAAAGATACAACACAAGAAGTAGCACTTACTACGCCCGACATTAACATTCAGCTTCCACAAGCGAAGCCTGAGTACAAATCTATGTTGGCAAACATACAGGAAAAAGCTCCTGCAATCGCAAAGGCATCTAGTAATTTCTACAAGTCACACTCCCAGATGATGAGCGTGACGCTTGATGTTACGGCTATCACTCCTATCCGTTCTATTAAGCATAGCTTGGCTGAGATTGAGAAGACTAAAGCAGCCTTGCAAGAAGGTTACTTCAAGATGAAGAAAGAAGAAGTAAAGCTTAAAAAGCTAGAGCGTAAGTTAGAAACAGAGACTGATGATCTTGAGCGTGAGATGCTTGAGGTAAAAATAAACGAAAAGCAGGCACAGGCGGCAAGCTCTCGTGGCTATGTAGAAGGTGCAGTAAGAAAACTAAACTTCTTTACCAATCAGTATGACAACCTGATGAAGAAGATCGGTAAAGATGAGCTTACCGAAGAAGACTATGAGCTAGAAGAAGTTAAGTACCACATTATGACTTGTATGAAGCAAGCATTGAACGCAGCTAGAAGTCGTAACGGTCAGATAGATGAGGGCAATCTTATCTACATCTTTGATCTAGGCATCAACGCAGCGCAAGCACAAGCAGAAGTCTTCTCGTATTTGCAGTGGGAAAACTCTATTATTAAAGAGGGGAAGGCACCAGAGCATCACCACACAATGCAGTGGTTAGAGGCTTGTGCAGAAAAGTGGGCGCACTGCCCAACAGACTTTGCAAACAGTCGTGGTTTTGATATCATGGACAGAACATCTTTGACTAACACTCCACAGCTAGAGGACAAGACAGATGGCGCATAAAGTAGTTAAGTATAGACTTGAATCAGATGGTACGATTCCAACTTGGTTAAAGTTTGGTGTATCGCAATCAACAGGCGGCATGTATCCAGTTGCAGATAGTGGTACAGCTAGTCCACAAGATTGGATAATGATTGGTATATCAGACGATGGTGCAGATATATCTGGTGCGATAGAAGAAGTAGCTTCTCAGTCTGATTTACAAACATATCTTGCTGCACAGGCATCAGCGGGTAATTGGACAGACCCTGCTCCAACAGATGAAGACCCAAATGCAACAACAACTTTTGATGCTGCTGCACATGCTCAACGTGTTTGGGATGATTTAACCGCACTTAACTCATAGGATGCTAGATGCCACTAACCAAACTTCAGTTCCGCCCAGGTGTCAATCGAGAGACTACCTCTTACACCAATGAAGGCGGTTGGTTTGATGTAGACAAGGTACGCTTTCGTTTTGGTATGCCTGAGAAGATTGGTGGTTGGCAGAAGTTTACGCCTGCATCTTACTTAGGCACAGCAAGAGCCATGCATCCTTGGGTTGGTTTAGATAACAGCCGATTGATAGGTATTGGCACCTCATTAAAGTATTACATCAACCAAGATGGTGGTGCTTTTAATGATATAACACCGATTAGAAATACGACAGCAGCAGGTGATGTAACCTTTTCTGCAACCAATGGATCATCCGTAATCACTGTGACCGATGCGGCTCATGGGGCGGTGGTAAACGACTTTGTAACCTTCAGCGGTGCCGCAAGTCTTGGTGGCAACATAACTGCTGCGGTATTAAACCAAGAGTACAACATTACTGAAATAATAAATGATAATAGTTATAAAATTTCTGCTCGTGCCGCAGGCACTACTATTTCTAGTATAACTGTAAACGGAGCCTTGGTTCCTAGCTTAGTAAACGCAAGTGGATCAGACTCAGGCAACGGTGGTGGATCTATAGTTGGAGCCTATCAAGTAAGTGTTGGGCTAGATACAACTGCAACAGGTGCAGGTTGGGGTGTTGGCACTTGGGGTAGTGATGGTTGGGGTCAAGCAGCTACTACACCTATCGTTACAAACACTTTGCGTATCTGGTCACACGACAACTTTGGTGAGGATCTTCTTATAAATGTCCGTAACGGTGGTATTTATTATTGGGATAAAACAGGTGGTTTTGCTACAAGAGCGGTTAATCTTAGCTCTTTATCAGGGTCTACAAGCGCACCGACTATTGCCAAACAGATTATGGTTTCGGATAGAGACAGGCACATCATAGCGTTTGGCTGTGACACAGAAGCGAACCCTGGAGTTCAAGACCCGCTAGCCATACGCTTTTCATCTCAAGAATCTTTGACTGATTGGGCAACAACAGCAGCAAACACTGCGGGTGAGTTAAGACTTGGATCTGGTTCTGAGATCGTTGCAGCCGTAGAGACAAGACAGCAGATACTCGTGTACACAGACGAATCTCTTTACGCTATGCAGTTTTTAGGACCGCCGTTTACCTTTGGTGTAAATCTTGTGTCAGAAAACATCACAACGATGGGGCCGCTCTCCGCAGTTGCCGTAGAAGATAATGTCTTTTGGATGGGACTGAAAGAGTTTTATGTGTACGGTGGTACAGTACAAAGACTGCCTTGTTCTGTAAGAGATTTTGTATTTGATGATTTTAATCTTTTACAACGTGAAAAAATTGTAGCTGCAACCAATACGGCTTTTTCTGAAATATGGTGGTTTTATCCTTCCGCATCTAGTGACAACAATGATAGATATGTAGTTTATAATTACGAACAGAAAGTTTGGTATTATGGTTCACTTGCAAGAAGTTATTGGATGGATCGTGGTATCTTCGACAACCCTATTGCAGCAGGGCCAAACAACTATCTCTACACTCAAGAATCTGGATTTGATGACGATGGGTCGGCACTTACTGCTTATATTGAATCAAGCCAACTTGACATAGGAGACGGAGAACAGTTTGCGTTTATTCGTAGAATGATTCCAGATTTAACATTTAGAGGCTCTACCGCAGGTAGTCCATCTGCAAATATAACTATAAAAACAAGAAATTTCCCTGGGGGTAATTATCTACAGTCAACATCAAGTGCAGTAACAAAGTCTGCATCTGTGCCTGTTGAGCAGTTTACTGACCAAGTGCATCTTAGATTGAGAGGCCGTAGTTTTGCAGTCAGGGTAGAATCTACAGCAACGGGTGTTGGTTGGCGGCTTGGTTCTCCACGGTTGGATATACGGCCTGATGGGAGAAGATAGTGTCCAGAAATCTTATTCTCCCCTTTTTTGCTGTACCTCCAACAGAATACGATCAACAATACTTTGCAAATTTAACGCGAAGTTTTGCTATATATATGGAGCAACAGCAAAACCCTGGAGAAGAAAGGGCAACAAAGCTTACCTTAACTGATTTACAAACAGATGATTCTGGACTTGAAATTGGAGCTTTGTTTCAGCAAGATGGATTTGTAAAAATAACCCGAACAAATGTTCCCCATGTTCGTGGTTCTAGTGCAACAGGATCTGTGGGGACGGTAACGGTGACAACAACATGAGTGATGATACTATTCTTATCATGTCAAATGGCTCTAAATGGAAGCCATCGACAAGCCAAGACTTAATTCACTGTGCTTCTTGTAATAATGCAGTTGATACTCCCGAAGAAATTGCATCATATCCAGACGGTAATTGTCCTCAATGTGGCAATATTTGGACAGGATCTGAGTCAAAAGGGGTTCGTATTTTCGCAACTGCACCAGAGGCTATATCAGGGGAAGCCTGATATGGACCCCGTATCTTGTGTTGCCCTAGCGACAGGGGCGTTCAAAGCTTTGAAGGGTGCAGTCGCAGCAGGGCGTGATTTTCAAGATATGACTAACCAATTGTCTACTTGGGGCAAAGCTTTTAGTGATTTTAACGAAATAGAAAAGCGAGAAAAAGATCCGCCTTTTTGGAAAAAGACGTTCAAAGGCTCTGATGAAGAGACAGCTTTAGAAATTTTTGCTAACAAAAAGAAGATGGAGCAGATGCGATCAGAGATTAAAGACCACATTAGTTGGACATATGGGCCGTCGGCATGGAAAGAGGTCTTGGCGATAGAGGCACAAATGAGAAAACAAAGGAAAGATGAGCTTTATCGTAAACAAGAACAGATAGATAACCTTATAAACTTTGCAATTGGAGCAGTTATTTTTGTGTTGAGCGGCGGTATTTTGTTTATTGCGTTTTATTTTTTAGGAAAATGGCAAGGGAGATGGTGATGAAATTAGTTTTAGGTATTTTATTTTTGATGTTTGTGGCAGCATTTCCATTTGTTTATATGATTGTTGCGAGTATTTAAATGTGGGTTTTACTTTGGTTACAGGTAGTTAGTGGTAGCTTTGACCACTACCATGTGGGTAGTTATTCTAGTGAAGAAGCTTGTAAAATTTCCCAGAAAGAAGCTAAAGTATTAGTAACTAATCAAAACTCAAAAGTTATCTGCATTAAAATAGAACGG